CAACGTCGCCCACCACCACCCCTTCCGCCGCCTCCCTCGTAACACGCCTGTGAGCAGGCTCTTTTCACCCTTCGCCGTGCCGCCTCGCGCCACCGTTTCCACGGGTTGACGCGAAAGACGACACCGAATGGACACCGAGACACTTGACGACGACGGCGGTAGCGATAGAGTAGCGGCGTTGCCTAGATGGCTTGCCACACCGGCCGGAACGGGGAGGCATCATGCAGCGTGGGCGGTAATGCCGCCCGTGAAGACCCGGACGATCTCCGGGTCTTCGTCCGTTCCGACCCCGCCAAACTCTCCGTAGAGGGGCCTCAAGCGGTGCTCTAACGTTGCAGGCATGGAAAGAAGCCACGCCCAGGAGGCGACCATGCCAGAGGCACAGCCCGCAAGCATCGGACGCATCGTCCACTACGTCAGCTACGGCACCCCGAACGGGGAGTACGAACCCGAACACCGCGCCGCGATCGTCACTGAAGTCAGCGAGGACCCCGGGGTAGTCGGGCTGTGCGTCTTGAACCCGACCGGGATGTTCTTCAACCGCTACGTGGCCTACGACGAGAGCTGCGCCGGCGGAAGCTGGCACTGGCCAGAGCGCGTCCTGACGGGGCGAGACGGACAAGCCCGCCTTCCCAGTGGTACGCTCTGTGCATGACCGCCGGCCAGAAGACCGCCTTCTGTCGCCTCGTGCTGCGAGGCCGACACCCGGCGCTCGCGCTGCACGATCTCGGCAGCTCGGCCGAGGCCTTCCTCGATGCCATCTTCGAAGATGCGCAGTTTGCCCAGGACGCGCTGGCTGCCATTCTCACCCTGCACATCACCTCGTTCGAGGAGCGCTTCCCGACCGACTGAGGGCGGCGTGAGCGGGCCCGCGCCAGCGGTCTGTCCGTTCTGCGGCAGCTGCGCTATCACCCTTGCCGTCCATAGCGTTGTCGCCGACTCGTACCACTGCCCGCGCTGTCACCTGTTTTTCAGCGTCACGTGCGCCGTCGAGCGCGAAACGTGGGTCAGCGCCAGCACGACGGGCTGTGCGCACGTCTGGGACTTCGGGCAGCAGGGCACGGCGTACTCTGCCGTGTGCCGCCTGTGCGGCGCGCTACGGCCGGTCATCGCTAACGACGGGTGGCACGGGTGAGACAGCGCGCCGTCTTCTGGGTCTGCCTCACCGCCGCATTCGCCGGGCTCCTCGCCCTGACCGACTCGCCGCCCCTGCAAATCTACGCCCTGGTGGGCATCGTCGCCGGGCTCATCTGCCTGGCCGTCGAGGTCTACTGATGGTCGCCCAGCGCCGCCCCGCCATCCCGCAGGCGATCGTGGTCAAGCGCGGCCGCCGCTCGGCGCCCCTCTCGCGCACGCCCACCTGCCTCTGGCCGGGCTGCGCCGCCCAGCTCGCCCACGACCACCCCGAGCCCGTCTGCGGCTGCCACGTGGGCCCGACGTACAACCTCTGCCACGACAAGCAGGCCGCCGCCACCGTGCTGCACCTGCTCGTCGCCGCCTACCCGGCGGCCGTGGATCTGTGCGCCGTCCTGCGCTGCGAGCCAGATGCCGCAAAGAACATCGTGAGGTACCTGCGCAGACACGGCCACCAGATCTCAGGGGCGAGAAGGGGATACGTCTACGAGCTGTCCACAGATGGCCCTAGACTGCGCTATGGAAGCCGTATCGTGAAGCCGAAATGAGCGAGAAACCAAAGCCGGGCAAGGTCTACTCAGAGGCCGAGCGCGCCGAGATCCTCGAGTACTACCGCACTCACGGCGGCCGCCCCACGGCGCGTCACTTCCACATCTCCACGAACACACTCTACCGCTGGCGCAAGCAGGCCGGGGCTACGACCGAGGTGGCGGGGAAAGAGGCGACTGAGGCGGCTAGCGCGGCGCTCGCCAACAAGCGCGCCAAGCTCAAGGAGACGCTGCTCGACAAGGTTGTGCTGCTCCTCGGTCGCATCACCGAGAGCACGCCGCCGCGTGACTGTCGGGACATCGGTTGGACGACGGGCGTGCTGTTCGACAAACTGCGCATCGAGGGCGGGGAGCCCACGGCTCGCCAGGAGGTGAGTCACGAGTACCCGGACATCGCAGCCCTCTCCGACGACGAACTCGAAGCAGCCATCGTTCGAGAGGCTGAGAGCATTACTCGCCGAGAGCCAGAAGCGTAAGGACGCTCCCGGGCGGCCGAACGAGATCGCCTTCATACAGTCGCTCTCCATTGAGGACAAGGTATCGGGTGGCCTCGTGCCCTTCACGCTGTGGCCGTTCCAGCAGGACGCCGTGGCCACGCTCAACCAGTACGACCGCCTCTTCGCACTGAAGGCCCGCCAGCTGGGCATCACGTGGCTCATCCTCGCCCACCTCCTCTACCTCGGCGCGTTCTGGGGCAACCGTCTGTTTCTCATCGCCTCGCAGTCCGGCTCCGATGCTATCGACGCCCTGCACCGACTGCGCGTCATGTACAACTCGCTCGACGAGCAGCCCGTCGCCATGGTCAAGGACAACACCGAGGAGATCGCCTTCGCCAACGGCTCGCGCTTCGAGTCGATGAAGGCCACGAAGCGCGCCGGGCGCAGCAAGGCGGCGTTCGCCGGGTTCGCGGATGAGATCGCCTTTTGGGACTGGCCAGAGGAGCAGCTGAACGCTCTCGACTCTGCCTGCCAGAGCCTCTACGCGGTGACGACGGGCAACGGCCCTGGCGACCTTGCCCACACGATCTGGGAGCAGGCCGAGCGCGGCGAGGGTCGCTGGAAGACGCTGTTCATCCCCTGGCACGCGCATCCCGGACGCGACGCCGACTGGCACCGCTTGAACGTCGACGAGGCACCAGAGCCGCGCCTCGCCCGGCGCGAGCACGCGGCCATGCCAGAGGATGCCTTCGCCGCCCCGGGCGGCATCTTCTTCGAGCGTTTCAACTCGGACGTGAACGTGGACGACGTGGATGTCGAGCCGAGCTGGCCGACCTACCGAGGCGTCGACTTCGGCTGGCACCACGCCGCCTGTCTGTGGGCGCAGGTCTCACCCACGGGGCAGCCGTTCATCGTCGACGAGCTGCTCCCCGAGCACCTGACCACCGACCAGTTCGCCGCCGCCATCCTCGCCCGTGAGAAGGGCTGGAACCTATGGCGCCCACCCGTCGCCACCTACTGCGATCCGGCCGGCAAGCAGATGAACGTGCAGACGGCGCAGACGGAGTTTGAGGTCTTCCGGCGCGTTGGCCTCAACCCAAGGGGCAAGGCCGTAGGCCGCCGAGACGGGGCCGTGCTCATCATGAACCACCTCGCCGAGCCGCAGATCCCGCTCGTCGTGGCTCGCCGCTGCCACGGGCTGCGCGACGCGCTCGCCCAGTCCAAGCCGAACAAGGCACGGCCCGACTGCTACGACTTCGAGCACCCGATCTTCGCCCACCCGCTCGACACCCTCAAGTACCTGCTGGCCAACCTGCCGCGCTCAGGTGGGAGCGGATCGGCGATCGCCACGGGCCGCCCCGGCAAGCGTCGGCGAACGGTCTACTGACGCCAACAGCTCCACTACTCTCAGGCTCAAAAATAGCCCTAGACCGCACATCCTGAGCCGTCAGGCTGGGATGCGTGAGCATCTTCAGCCGCCTTCGCCTGGCCGAGCCGCCGCGTCCGGACACCTCCGAGCACGGCTCCAACGGCGTCTCATGGAACTACGGCCGCGGCACCCCCCGCCTTCGCAATCCCGAGTACCTTTACGAGCTCAGCGGCCGCCAGGGCTCGGACACCTACCGCCGCATGCGCTTCTCGGATCCGCACATCGCCGGCCTGCGGCGCGCCCAGAACATGCCGCTCATGCGCGCCGCCGCCTCCATCGAGCCCGCCGACCCAGACGACAAGGACGCGGTCGAAAAGGCCGACTTCATCCGTCGCGCCCTGCTCGAGGACTTCCCCTGGCGCGCCTTCCTCTCCGACACCTGCCTCGCCCTCGACTACGGCTTCGCCGCCTTCGAGATCGTCTGGCGCATCGAGGCCGGCGAGGCGCGCTTCCGCCTGGCCCTGCGGCCTGCCTCGTCGATCGACCCGCAGGACATCTACGTGAAAGACGGCGCGATCGAGAAGGTCGTGCAGCACCCCGAGACGGGCGGCGAGTTCGAGATCCCCGGCGAGAAGCTCGTCTGGTTTTGCCACGACAAGGAGGGCGACGCCTTCACCGGCCGGCCGATCCTGCGGCCCATGTACAAGCCGTGGAAGATCAAGGAGGAGCTCGAGGTCGAGCTGCCCATCCTGCTGCGCAAGCTGGGCGGCATCCCCGACATCACGACCGTGGGCGAGCCGCCCAAGGACGAGCGCGACAAGCTCGACGAGGCCGGCGCCAACTTCGGCGTCGTCTCCGAGGCCTTCTTCCGCCACACCGACGACGTGACCGTGCAGCTCTTGACCGGCTCGGCCGACGTGGGCGACCTGCTCGAGGCCATCAAGGAGCGCAACACCGAGATCACCGCCGTCTGCCAGGCGCAGGTCCTCGACCTGGGCACGAGCAACTCCGGCAGCCGCGCGCTCGGCACCACCCTGGGCGACATGTTCGCCGACTCGATACAGGCGCAGGCCTCCTACAAAGAGGACGTGCTGAACGCGAAGGGCGGCCTCATTCACCAGGCCATCGCCTACAACTTCCCCTCCGACGACAACCTGCCCAAGCTCAGGTTCGGCAACGTCCAGAAGGCCGACATGCGCGCCATGGCCGCGGCGCTCTTGCAGTTCTCCCAGGCCTTCGGCACGCTCGACGCTGAGACCGAGGAGTGGGCCCGGCGCGAGCTGAACATGCCCGAGGGCAGCGCCTCGCAGACCGTCATCCCCGAGAAGGCGCCGCCCGTCCCCGCCTCCAGCAAGTCGCCAGGACCGGGAGCTGACGCGACGGGCGGCGCCCCTGAAGATTCCGGTGCGCAGGCCTCCGAGGCGCACGCCCACGGCCTCAAGCTGGCCGAGCGTCGCGAGCCGCGCGGCGTCGAGCGCTACCTCGCCCTCGACGAGCTCGCGAAGCGCTTCGACGATGCCAAGACGGCCGTGGCCGAGGCCACCGCGAAGACGCGCGAGGCGCTCGTTTCCGAGATCGGCAAGCGGGCCCGCGCCGCCGCCGCCAAGGGGCAGCTCGCCAAGTTCGCTGCCGGATCCCCGCCCATGGTCGACAAGCTCACCGCCGAGATCCGCGGCGCGCTCGAGGAGTTCTACGCCGCCGGCCGCGAGCAGGTCGCCGGCGAGCTCGCCCGCCAGCGCCAGGGCGAGCCGGTCGCCGAGGAGATCGTAGCCGAGCGAAGCGGCGAGGCGCTCGAGATGGCCGACCCGCCGAAGAAGCCCAAGCGCCCGACCCCCGAGGAGCTCATCGCCGAGCAGGCCGAGATGCAGGCGCGCTCCCTGGCCGTGGCCGCGCAGGCCGCCGCGGCGCAGCAGGCGGCCCGTATCGCCACCGTGCCCATGGCCGACGACGTGTTCGACGAGATGGTGCGCCGCGAGCTCGAGGGCGCCGCGATGCGCGCCTACGGCATGGTCAGCGACCTGATGCAGCTGGGCCGCGCCGACGAGGCGGCAAGCCAGGCGACCGACGTCGAGCAGGCCGTGTACAGCGCGCTGCTCGACGGGGCGCTCTGTGAGAACTGCGAGCCGATGGACGGGTCCACCACCACGGACCTCGACGAGGCCGCCGGCTGGACGCCGAATCCTGACTGCCTGGGCGGCGACCGCTGCCGCTGTGTCGTGGTTTACGAACTCAAGCAGGAGGCCTCATGAGCATCCAGCACCTCTACCGACTGCGCCTCGCCGAAGATATCAAGGCGGGCGACGTGACACCCATGATGGTCTTCCCGATCGGCGAGTGGCACTCGAGCAAGTACCCGTCGCTGCCGCTCACCGAGGACTTGGCGAACGAGCTCATCGCCAACTTCGAGGCCGGCATCCTGGGCACCGAGCCGGTGGTCGACTCCTCGGGCCGCCACGACACGAGCGCGCCGGCCGCCGGCTGGGTGAAGCGCGTCTACCTGGCGAGCTACGAGGAGGGCGAGGTCACCGGCCTGGCGCTCTGGGCGGACGTCAAGTGGACGGCGCTCGGCGCCACGCTGCTCACCGATGAACAGTACAAGTACGGCTCGGTCGAGATCGGCTCCGTCGTTCTGAACGACTCGGGCGAGACGGTCGACAACGTGCTGCGCTCGCTCACCCTGACGAACACCCCGGTGCTGCGCCTCATGCCCGGGGTGCAGAACGCCGCGGAGAAGCAGCGCGACGTCGTGACGCTCTCGCTGTCTGAGATCACGCTTGCCGAGCCCGGCAGCACGAACGACCGCCGTGAGGCGCTGCAGGAGGCCGCCCGCGAAAGGCTCGCGCAGCACGGCTACATCGACGACTTCGGGCCCGACTGGGCCATCTTCTCAAGCTGGTCTGAGACCGACGGCGACCACTACTGGCGCTGCGAGTACGAAGTCACCGACTCCGGTATCACCCTCGGCCAGCCGGTCGAGGTCAAACGGGAGACCACCTACGTCCCCGTCGACAGCAGCCCCGCAGGGGCGCAATCCGCCAGTTCCGTGACCGTTGCCGAAGGCAAGGCCGCGGAAGGGCACGGCGCGCACCTCTCCGAGGGCGACGCTGCGCAGAAGGGAGTTGACCCACCCATGAAGACCGTAGCACTCAAGCTCAACCTGGCCGAGGACGCCGACGAGGCGACCATCCTGGCCGAGGTGACGAAGCTGGGCGAGGAGCGCGACGCCGCAGTGACCAAGCTCGCCGAGGCCGAGAAGGCCTCACGCGACGCCGCCACCGAGGCGACGCTCGCCGAGCTCATCGAGGGCGGGCACATCACGCCCGG